CAGAACACCAACTACTTTCTAATATAAAGGATGGTAAAACTGCTGAGATCCTATTCTACTTAAAAACTAAAGGAAAGAAAAGAGGATATATTGAAAGACAAGAAGTAGATACAGTAGGAGACAAGATGTTTGAGGTAAAGATTCTAAAGGATGAAACAGATACAGACTAATGTTGTATTTGAAGTATTAGAATCAAGCACAAGCAAAATAGTGGCACTACAAGGATCTTCAAGATCAGGTAAAACTTTCAATACATTATTGTGGATTATATTTAGCTATTGTAATAAGCATACAGGTAGAGTAATATCTATATGTAGAAAAACCTTGCCTAGTTTAAAAGCATCAGTTCTAAGAGACTTTCTAGAAATCCTAAAGCAGAATGAGCTGTACTCAGAGATTTACCATAACAAGACATCTAATGAGTATTGGTTAAATGGAAATCTAATAGAGTTCTTCAGTTTAGATATGGGATCTAGGGTTAGAGGTAGAAAGAGAGATCTGTTATTTGTTAATGAAGCTAATGAGGTAGATCTAGAATCATGGAATCAGTTATTGTTTAGAACAGATGGTGCAGAAGGTGAAGTATCTGTTATCATAGACTACAATCCACATGATCAGTTCCATTGGATATATGATAAAGTGTTAGAAAGACCTGATTGTCAATTACACATTTCTACATTTATGCAGAATCCATTTATATCAGATACACTAAGACAAGAACTCCTGAGATTAAAAGAAACAGATCCTGAATTATATAGAGTATATGGATTAGGATTAAGAGGACAGAATAGATCACTTGTATTTAGATTTAATATATGTAATGATATTCCTGATACAGCTAAACTTGTCTCTAGAGGATTAGATTTTGGATTTGCCTCAGATCCCAGTTCAATGTGTGAGACTTACATAGAAGGAGATAACATGTATGTCAAAGAGATTCTTTATGAAAAAGGACTAACTAATCAGGACCTTGCTAAAAAGTTTGATGCACTAGGATTAGATAGAAGGGATGAGATCTTTGCAGATTCTAGTGAACCTAAAAGTATAGAGGAGATCTATAGAATGGGTTGGAATATAAAAGGCAAGAAGAAGTATGAGATTAATTATGGAATAGACATGATCAGAAGATACAAACTACATGTTACAAAAGATAGTATAAATGCTATAAGAGAACTGGAGAGTTACAAATATGTAGAAGATAGGAATGGCAATCCAACTAATAAACCTCTAGACTTAAACAATCACTTCTGTGATGCATTAAGATATAGTGTAGTTCACAAACTATCATATCCTAATTATGGTAGGTATGCTATAAAATAAAAAAGAGGGGAGATCCTAGAACCTCCACCTCTGTACACATAATATGTGCCATTAAAACTAATTAATATGAAAAAACATCACAATGAATCTACATATGACATTAGGATAACTAGTCCTGTTGTCAAGATCCAAAGTAACAAGGTTATTAACCATAATGGTAGGTTAAAATATTTTTCTAAGTCTTTTAAATCTTTCATAATTATAGTTTTTGTTTTTCTTTAATATAAAGTTCTTCTGTATTTATTTGATAGAAGGGACCATTCATTACAACTGGTACTTCTTTGTCTAGTTCTTGACAGTCTACAAAACCATCTTTTTGAACTGGCACCATAATTCTATCTGAAACCATAGTTAATAGTTGGCAGATTTCTTCAGGTGTAGATGTTTGGTAAAAGTTTAATACTTTGTCAAAGTTAATTTTAGTAGTGTTTTTCATAATTAGTATAAATATAATACATTATAATAACATAACCAAACATTTTAATAAGTTTTTTTTAAAACTTTTATTATAAAGTATTATATAAGTATGGAAATCACAATTAAAATACCTGAGAACCTGAGAGAAATAACTCTTGGACAATATCAGAAATACTTAAAGATGGAGAAGGAGAATAAAGATGAAACCTTTATAGCTCAAAAAATGATAGAGATCTTTTGTCAAACAAGACTAGATTATGTAATGAAAATGAGATGGAAAGATGTACAAGACATTACATTAGATTTAGCTAATATGTTTGAAGCAGATCAGAAACTAAAGAAACAGTTTACAATGAATAGTACAACTTATGGTTTTATACCTAATCTAGATGAGATCTCTTTTGGAGAGTTTGTTGATCTAGATGGATGCCTACAAGACTGGCAAGAAATGCATAAAGCCATGCAGATACTATACAGACCTGTTGATATTAGTGTAAGAGGCAAGTATAATATTAAACAATATGATGGTGTTCTAGATGATAGCATGAAAGAAATGCCATTAGAATATGCATTAGGTGCTGTTTTTTTTTTATTGAGTTTAGGCAAAGAGTTGTCAGCAACTATGATGGACTATTTACAGAGGGGAGTTCTGAAGGAGCATACACTTCTGAAGCAGGGTTTAGCAGAAAATGGGGTTGGTATTCATCATTTTACAAAGCAGCTCAAGGAGATGTTACAAGATTTGAACATATCTCAGAACTTAGGTTACACAAAGTCTTAATGTATTTAGAATATGAAACAGAAAAAACAACATTAGAAAATCAAAGAATAAAAAGAAAGTATGGCAACAAGTAAAGTACAAAGAGGGTTTTATTTAGTAGTTCAAACTATTAAAGATGAGCTAATAAATAATCCTAGTATTAAAACAGTAACATTTGGAGATATTACAGATGTAGATTTACAAAAACAAACAATGTTCCCATTAGGTCATATTATAATAGATAGTGTTTCTCATATAGGTAAAACTATGCAGTTCTCTTTTACAGTACTCACAATGGAACAGATAGACAGCAATAAAGATTATGTAGATGATTTGTTTTTAGGTAATGACAATACACATGATATTTTAAACACACAATTAACAGTCTCTAATAAATTAGTTACAAGACTAAGAGAGGGACAGCTTTATGATGATGGTTATCAATTAGTAGGTGATGCAACATGTGAACCTTTTTATGATAGATTTGAAAACATACTAGCAGGATGGGCAACAACATTTACTCTAGAAATATTTAATGATATAGATTACTGCTAATGAAATACAAAGAGACAGTTAAGGTATTAGAGGACTTTGCTAGAGAAGTAGTAAAAGGTGCAAGAAAGAATTTAAAAAAAAGAAAGGCATCAGGCAGTCTATCTAGATCTATTAAGAGTAATGTAAAAGTAAATCCTAAATCATTTGAGTTAGATTTTGAAATGCAAGGATATGGACAATATCAAGATGCAGGTGTAGATGGTAAAAAGAAAAAATATGGTAAAAGAAAATCAGGACTTCCTACATTTAGCTACAAAGATAAAATGCCTCCTCCTAAAAAGTTAGATAAATGGGTTGTAAGAAAAGGACTGAAAGGCACAAGAGATGCAAAAGGAAGATTTGTTGGAAGGAAAGCATTAACATTTATAATAGCTAGATCTATATTTATGAAAGGTCTAGAACCAACATACTTCTTTACTAATGCTTTTGATGCAGCATACAAAAAACTACCAAAAGAGTTTATAGACAAGTATGAATTAGACATAGACAACTTTTTAAAATTTACAACAAAATAATGGCAATATATTTAGCAAGACTTAGATCACCTTTTTTTATTGAAGAAACTTCAACAGCTACAACTGTAGGATCAGCAGACCTAACAATTACAATAGGATCATCAGATGTATATATTATATCAAAAGATACAGTAAGTAAAAAGGTAACACTAGAAGTAGCAGAGTTAATTAGAGACTATTTAGATCCTGTATGGGATGGTGTAGTACCATATTCATCAGCAGTTATAGCAAGTCAAACAGTAACAGCTACATTAAAGGTTGAGTTCTATGCTAATAATAAAGTAACAAGAGCAGCTAACTCATTAGCAGGTAATACTGATACACCAATATCAGGTCAAACTGTTACACACACATTACATGGGTTTGATGCTTACTCAGAATTTTTAGAAGGACATAATCATCAAATAACAAATGGTCAGTTAATGCAATCAGCTACAATTATGTATTTACCTGAAACTGGGAGTGCATATATACCACATGAAAATTCAACAGCTAATACAAATGCAGTAGCTTATCATGAAGTTGCAGACACAGTTGCAGATGGAACAGAAGTTACAGTAGGTGGTATTGGTATACTTATAAAAAGAATATGTGAACCTATATTTGAAATAGTAAAAGTTGTGTTTATGAATAAGTTTGGAGCTTTACAAGAGTTTCATTTTAATAAAAAACACATGCTAACTTTAGGAACTACACAAGAAAACTATGAATCTATGTTA